ATTTACTAAAACCATCTAATGGATATTCCTTTAAACATTTATTGCATTTTTTCATATATGTTATTTGCAATAAATATATAAGAATATTGTCCCCATTGGATACTTTTTAAAGGTCAGACCAATCAGCGGCTGATTTAGAATAATTTGTTACGCGACCCGCGAAGAAGTCTTGATGTGTTTTACCACTTGTTAAGTGACCGAACCAATCCATTTGTTTTAATAGGTTAGGGTCAATGTCGTTGTATATTGCATTATAACCTAATTCAATCATTTTTTCGTTTGCTCTAGCTTTAATGAAGTTCTTTAATTGATCTACATTTAATCCTTCAACAGCACCCATTTCAAATGCTTTATCAATAAAGTCAAATTCTAATTTAACTGATATGTTACATGCTTCAATAACATTATCTCTCATTTCGGGTGTATTAAGTTCAGGTTGTTCTTCTAATAGTTTATTAAATAACCAACATCCTGCTCTTGAATGTAATGACTCATCTCTAACACTCCACTCTACTATTTGTCCTGTTCCTTTCATTAAGTTTCTTAATTGGAAAGACATTAATATAGCGAATGAAGAGAATAAATTTACACCTTCAGTAAACGCTGAGAAGATAGCTAATGATAGTGCTTTTTCTGCTATATTATCTCCTGGTACTTCTAGTAAACGGTCAATTTTTGCTTTTGATGATTCGTCTTCCATAAATGCTTCAAAATCATCTAACCCTAATTCTTCATTTAAACGGGCATATGCTTCAGCATGTATACTTTCAAAGTCAGCAAATACACGAGCCATTGCTTGTATCTCTGGTTTTGGAAACCATAATGATACTTTAGTAGACCAGTAATCGTTTACGTGTACTTCTGTTTGAGCAAATGATTTTAAAATATTACCGATTAAGTTCTTTTCAGATTCGGTTAGTTTTTGTTTCCAATCATTAAGATCAGATGCTAATGGAACTTCATCAGCTAACCAATGTACTCTATGTTGGTCTTTATAGAAATTAAATGCTTCTTGATATTCAAATGGTTTGTAGAATAAACGTGGTTCAGTGATCATTAAAGTGAGTTTAAAATTGAAATTAATGTTGATTTTGATTGTACGCCTAAGATACGCTTTACTTCTTGCCCATCCTTCTCAAATATTAAAGCTGGGATAGAAGATACATTATATTTCACTGCTAAGTCAGGACTAGCATCTACGTCTATGGTTTGAAAATCGATATTTGACATCTCGGATTGTACTTGTCCCATAATTGGAGCAAGCTGCTTACACGGACTGCACCAAGCGGCCGTAAATCTTTTAACTGTTATCATAAATTTAATTGTTGTAGTTATAAATATAGTATATACTATGCTTCATTTTCTAATTTCATGAACTTACTTCGAAGAACGTAACGATCTTCTACTCCTACGTCTGAATAACTAGATGCTTTAGTTTGTTTAGCATCATGTTCTTCATCATCTCTAGGTTGTTCATTTATATCTATATAGCCGTTAGCTGTGTTGATGTGAGAGCCGAATGTTAATCCATCAGCGCCGTATCTATTTTTAATGAAATGCCAATTACCAGTACCGTTTACCTTATCTTTTCTGCCACGTGCAAGCGATATAATGATATCTCCAATCATTATTTTATCATATGAGCCAGCAGCATTTTCCGCTTGAAGTATATCCTTATCTGCGCCTGTTCTATTTGCTTGTGATGGTGATACTACAGGTATTCCTAATTCTTTAGCCATTCCTTTAGCATCAGTATAAACGTCATCAATTTCGTCTTTACGTTCTTTTCTACCTTTAGTTCTTAATAGATCTAAGTAGTCAATAATGATCATATCGGGTTTAAATTCGTTTTGATGTTCTAGTTGTTGTAGATGTGCTTCGATTGTATCTAATGATGCACGTTTTGGTGCATACTCTTTAATAACGATTTTACCTTTTATTTTAGCGATTGCTTCGTTTACATCGTTGCGATGATTGTCTAATTTATCTACATCTACACCTGAGAATACTGCATCATAACGTTTACCTACATATCCTTCTGATAATTCTAATGTGTAATGCACTACGTTAAATCCTAATGCGGCGGCATACGCTCCCATTGCAATTACACCCCATGATTTACCTCCACCTGGATTACCGAATAGTAATACTAGATCTCCTTTACCGTATCCACCTTGTGTTAGTTCATTAAATGTTTTCCAAGGGAATGGAATGACGTTTCTATCGTCTTTTCTATATCTAGATTCAACATCGGTTTCGTATATGTGACCTATGTTTTTTTCTTCACCCGCTTTCATAGCATCGTTAATTAAGCCTCTAATTCCATCATAGTCGCCTAAGTTTAGTAGGTCTACTGATGTCATAATCGCTTTTTTCATTTGCTGGTTCTTACAGAAATCACTAAATTCCTTCTCTACCCATTCTAAATCACTTACATCAGACATTTTATATGCTTCACGTATTGAATCTGTAAGTGATATTCTTAGTACTTCATTATCGATCTTTTTAATTTCAATTGCTAATGTTTCTATTGTAGGATAAGTATGGTATTGGCTGAAGTATTTAATAATATATTCTATCACCCATTTGTGTGCTTGTGATTCAAAGTACTCACTGTCTAATGAATCTGCTATATTTAATAGGAAATCTCGTTGTGTTAATAATGCACCTAATACTTTAATTTGGAATGCATTACCATATGCATTCAATTTGTTCAATGTTGCGATAGTTACCTCCTTTATTTTAAAACCTATTTATTAATATATTTCCATTTAAAATTTCCTGCTGTTTTTGTAGCTCCTCTTACTACATCTGAAATACCACTGATACCTGTTATTTTTTTTGCTTCAGATATAGATTTAAATTCTTGAATAATATTGTTGTTTCTATCTAATTGCTGTATAGGTCTAGATTTAACTTCTATACATTTTTGTCTATTATTTTTAATTTTTAAACACCATTCAGGAGTATGAGTTTTACCTAGCTTAGATAAAGACATATTAGTTATATGTTCTTGTGATTTTACTTTACCGTAATTACCATGTTCATTTCCATTTTTAGTATCTCGTTTTAATCCTATTCTAGCTTGTCCACTTAATTTACCCCACTCAGGATTCCATATACGTTTTTTAGCTGATTCTTTGATTTTTTGTTTTGTTTCCTCTGATAGTCCTGAGTTGCCGAATGGTTTGTTTGTTTTATTGTAGAAGTTAGGATTATTTTCTACGTCATAATAATTTAACCAATATGTTTCTCGTTCTATAAGATGATCAATACTGTTACAATATTCTATTATTTCTTTTTTAAAGTTATATTTACCATATTTTTTAATAGCTATTTTTAAATTAGTACCAGATCCAATATAATTGGGATTATCATTTTTATCTTTACCTATATACTTTATATTAGTAATAAGATTTATAGTTTGATATATTACCATAATATTATTTATAATAAATATATGATCATACTAGATAAATTAAATTAGTCGTTTAAATTTATTTAGAAGAATCTAGAGAACCAAATACTTGATTTAACCAAGTAGGTGTATTCGGTATGCTTTCGCCTAACTTATCAGCAGTATACATACTCATAAAAGCATGTGAATTCAATTTATACTGTGAGTTGAAGCTGTCTTTAATTTGTTCCTCGTTACCTTGCGATATAGGAACTGTCTTTAGATTCATCAATTGATTGTTAATTTCTAATTGGCGTTTTCTTTCTACTATGCGAGCGTATAAGTCATGTTCACCTATTTTCTCAGTAGCTTTATTTATTATACCTTCTACTGTTAATGGAGTGTCGGTTGCTAATTCAGGAAACATTTTGAATAGTTTTTTAGGTCCTAATCCATTTATACCTGGTATATTATCTGAGACATCTCCCATTAATACTTTATAGTTGATGAAATTGATGCTGCTGACTTTATATTCTTCTAATACATCGGATGGTTTATACATTTTCTTTTTAGTAGGTGAATATACTTTTACTTTATCACTTACTAATTGAAGGAAATCTTTATCAGCAGACATTATTACTACTTCTTTAGTAGATTCAAATTTCTCAAATTTACCTACTAGATATCCTATTGTGTCATCCGCTTCAATTCCATCTACACAGATCATAGATACTGGTAGACATTGAAGATAATTTATTAATCTTGCCATTTGATTATTTATTGCTTCTCTCTCGTCTTCTTTACTAGAGAAGATAGCATAATTAGTCATTCGGCTTGTATTCCTATTAGCTTTATAATTAGGGAATAAATTTCGTCTACTGTTGGAACCTCCAACACCATCAAATACTATAATCACCTTTGTGGGGTCTATCATTTTGATAGCGTAGCCTAAAGATTTTAAGAAACCCGTCAGACCACCGACATGATGGCCTTCAGGGTTAATGTGATTGATCATAGTAAATGCTCTTAAGAATGTATTTAAGCCATCCAGAATCAAAACGGAGTCTTGGACTCCGCGTTGATCATTATTTACCTTAGCCAACATATTGGCATATTTGTTTTTCATACTAGTTTTCCTCTACTCCTATTACGGGAATGTTTTTGTTATCTTCTTCCCATTCTGAGTTATCTTCTACAATTTTAATTTCACCTGTAGTTCCTAGAATTGCTGACCATTCATTGCTATGCTCTTTTTTGTATTTGTCAATAGCTTTAGGTTCATCTTCTATAAATCCATGAGGTGTCATTACTATAGTTGACTTAGTAGTGATTCCAGTAACGTGATTCTTGTCGCAGCTTACTTTAGTTCGGGTTGCGAATTCTACTTCTTTTCCGTTCTTAGTAGCTTTGATTTTGCTTACACCTGAGTTGGTAATATTACCAAATGTTAATACTAATGAAGCATCATAGAACATTGTATCTCCACCTTTATTTCTCATTTTAGGTTGCGAGAACCTAGTTTCGGCTGGTGATACCCATACTTTATTTACTGCTACTATAGAATTAGTGTAAGGTTGTGTTTCTTTACGTGATAGTGTAATTCTTTGGTTAATGAAATTACCAAATTGTTGACTATACGCGCCTGCATTCCATTGAGGATTATTGTTGTTAGCTTCTATACTCATTTTACATGGGATGGAACCAATACTATCAATTAAGAATAATAAATCGTATGGTAATTTACCCTGTGCTTGTTCGTTTAGAAGATCAGCTATAAATCCAGCCATATCCTCAATGCTATTTAAGGAACCTCTATCTACGTACATGAAGAATCCTTTATAGTTGGTAACTTCTCCAGTTTCTTCATCTACTACCTCTTCCATCTGAAATCCTAACTTTCTTGGGAAATCCCAATCATGTTTCATCTCAGTGATAATGTATACAGGTAGTACTCCCATCTGTTGAGCATTAGCTGCTATTTCAGATAATGTTGTAGATTTTCCTGTGTTTGAATGGCCACGAAGTAATGTTACTCCACCTAATGGTATTCCTGGGATTCCTAATGCTTCCTGTAATGCAGGAGAGAATGGAACCCATCTTTGTTTTTTAAACTTAACGGATTGGTCTAGAAATTTAGATTTTTTAAAATTATCTAAATTAAAGCCATCCTTAGAGTTAATTGATTTGGATATTACACTTGAGAGTGTCTCTCCCGTTTTTGCTTTGGCCATAACTTGATTTTACTAGTTAAATAAATCGTCGAATTTGTCAGCGTTGGACGTTTTTGCTGCGTTGGTATCAAGTTTGTAGGTTTGTTCTACCGGCTTGTTCATTTCCTTTAAGAAATCATCTTCTTCCTCTTCATCTTCTGTTTTAGAAGCGATTGGAGTCTCAGTTGTTTCTTCATCTTCAGGATTTAACCACTTATCTAATAAATCTTTCAATTCATCAAATGTGTAACGTTTGTTAATGCTAAGAATATCGGGTTGATTTTCTAATACATTAGTTACGAATGCGGCGTCATCTGAAATTGTAGTTGTTTTAGGTTTAACGCGGAGTGTGCATTTAATACCTTTTCTACCCATTACTGCTTCTTCAACAGCTTCAACTGTAAAGTCACGACCGTCTGTAATGTCTGTAAAATCACCATAATCTTCGTCATTAGCAATACCTAAGAGTTGGTCATAGATCAATTTACCAAATTCCCATAAACGAGCACCTGCTGCTTCTTCGCCACGTACTACTACAGGAACGAAATAACGTAATTTAGGACTGATTTTTGATGCTAACTGCCAATCTTCTTTGTCTGATGATTTGCGTAGTGATTTTGCAAATTCAGCGATTGGATCTTTTTCATCCCAGTTAGTTAATGCCAAGATAGGTCCTTTAGAGAAACCATAGTGGAAATACACTTCGCGGAATGGATCGGCTTTGTTGAATTTTGAAGGTAGAATACGAACTTGATGTTTACCTGGTTTTGGTTTCCAGAAGATCTTTGAGTAATCGATCTTTTCGTATGTTTTCTTTTGACCTTTATTTTGAGAAGCGGTCAACTTCTGCTTGATGAGACTTAAGTCCATGTTAATTGGGTTTAATTGTTAGGTGTTCTATGAACACAATATAGGTTGAATCTATGATTCTTATTTTGATTTTCAAAACTCTTCTTACGAAGATTATTTATTGAAATCTATTATCTTATGTATTGCTGTATCTAATTTTCTTAAATCAGGGCCATTAGTTAGTAATATACTATTCTTATAATCCTGCCAATTCACCATATAGTTTTTATCTAATCTACCTTCATTCAATGACATAATCAATGTATTGAGGGCATTGATAGTATATAATGTATTAGATTCTTTCTTACGATGTAATAAGATAGTATTAGGCATTGGTTCTGCTGATACATTATTGGTATCAATATTGTATGTGCATATCAATTCATCACTTTGAGGTGATTCAAGTATAAATATTTTACCGAATAATATTGAGTATCTGCGATTAATTGTTGTTACTGTTTCCTCTAAATCAATCAGTAATGTAAAAGTACAAAATAATTTGTTCATTAAGTCTGTGTTGGGTGACCATTCATTACCCATAAATATGTTAGGATTGTTTACTAATGATATCTTACTGTCCATTATATTTTGTTTAGTTCGTGATAAGATTTACCCATTTTAATGTTCACTGGGTATTTAATTAACTGTTTTATATCTATTAGCGTTTGTTTTCCGTCTGATTCAGCATAATCGAATAAGAATGCATCATAAGTATACAGTACTATTTTTGTTTGTTTATCTTTTAAATAATCCAATATACCTATCAACATCTTAACGTTAGTTGACGTTTCCATACTTTGAACGATGTAATTCAGCAATTTGGATTGCGTCATCTCACGGTCAGATATAAATATTCGATTTTCTGTCGAATATCGCCCCCCATATTGGTATTCTTCCCATATACCATCGGTTAACGCTACGATATCTTTGAAGAATGGTTTGTTTCTATATTCATCCCATACACCTCCATACAATTGTTTGAATGTTAGTTCCTTAGCTTCTTGAGTACTGACACCTAATAATTCTCCTAATGTCTCGTATGTGTTTTTATCATTAAATTCAAATCCAATCAATTCAGCTATTAAGCGTGGATGATATCCTTGCATATCGAATTCTACAAACGTATCATTTGCGGGCTTATAGCATAAACGTTCGCCGCTTGTTTTATTTAATGCTGCGAAGTTAATACTGTTGTATGTGTTTGAAGGTCTGCCTGTTAGTGTTTGTAAATTGTATTGGCTGTATATTTTGCTTTTGCTAAGGTTAAATTGAGGGTATTTTAATTCCTCACCATAGCAATCCACGAAGCATTTTTTATCTACTTGTATACCTTGTGATTCTATTTCGTGAAATACGCGCGTTAAAGGGCCGTTATTAAACGCATAAACGGCGTTATTTGCTCGGTAACTACGAATTATAGGTAGTATTACATTAAATACGTTTTCGTTTTCTTCGTAATGTTTACTAATTGGAATTAAGCAATTAACATTCGGTAAGTTAGTGTGATTTTTGTAGTAGTATGTAATTGCTGGTACGCGGTGTGACGCTGTTAGGTCCGGAAGTTTAAGGAATTCAATATCGAATAATTTGTGTTCGTGTGGAAACGAATATAATGCTTCTTTCTTATTCAATACGAATAAGCGTTCGGTTTTATTCAATAACCAATCAAATACGTCTTTAGTTTCTAATGAAAAGGATTCATTGTGGTTTAAGCATAGAATGTATCCTTTATGTTCAGATGTATCTCTAACATAAATTAAACTTAATGGACTTAATTTAGGGTGGTAGTTGTCATTCCCTTGAATAAACTTTACAAAGCAATCTTTGAACGGACCTAATTGGTCTAGTTGGTCTTTTCTTTCAATAATGTAGAACATATTTCATAACCTTTTGTTTGCTTTAAGATATGAAAGGAAATTTAGCCTATCAAACCACTTTCTTCTATAGAAGGATTTGTATAAGAAGTATTTACATAAGTAGTTATACCTGGAATTTTCTTCTCTGCTTCTTTTAATTCACTATCTTTAAATTTTCCAGCATAACTTAACGATACTATAACATATAAAGGATTAGATTGAAAATTAGTAAAAGTATCTTTATCTATTTCTTTAATTAATTTTTTAGTAAGTTGATATGAAAAATATCTAGTATTAGAATTATATTGAAATATAAAAGAAGGTGGAACAGCACTATTTAATTTTATTCCAGATATTATTCCATACACAAATGTAGCGGGATTTGTTCGTAAAGGAGTGGTATTAAGAAAATTTATTTTTACTAATACGGGAGCATTAATATTAAATTCTTTACCTGCAAATAATTTACCCTTTGTTTCATAATAATATCCTTGATACTCTCTATAAGTATTTTCAAACATATACTCTTTTCCGATAGTATATTTACTTTTTACAATTTGGTTAGCTGGTATTCTTAGTGACATTATTTTATATAATTATAATGATGTGATTCTGTGGTGGTATTGATATTTTCAAAGCCATATTTTGCTTTATTATCTTGAATCCATTTCCATTCTTTTGGAGTAGATATTGGATTAATTCTACCACCATCCGAATTTGATAAATCTACAGCTAATCCAAATCCATGATTTGAATTACCAGGTTCAGCAGCTGGTATTCCAGCAGCCAGATTTTTTATTCTTACTTGGTCCTCATATGTTCTGTATGATGAATTTACTTTAATATATATCCCCGCTGTATAAGCGTCTGTTAGCATTTTTTCTAAATTTTGCATCGCTGCTGCTTGAAGTCTTATACGTTTTTTATCACTTTGACATACTGAACTCCAATGTCTGATATATATATCTGATCTCATTGGTACTAGTAAATCCTCTATGTCTCCATTTTTTCTTGCTACTCCATTAATTATCTTTGTTGTTCCCCCTGTTGGAGAGGTAATGCCTTGGGTGGTAGGAGATAAACTAGCTTCTTGACCAGTAGTAACTATTGTTATATTACCAAAATCAATAGGGATACCATCAATTCCTTTTTTTGGATCATCTAGTATCATAAATTGAGCATCTATATTAGTTATCCAATCGTTATTTTGTATTGAATGTCCTAAACCAGTAACTGCATACCCTATTTTATTTCCTCCTTCATTTTCTCTTCCTCTATATCCTTTAGGTAATACATCTGAAGGAAGTCTAAATAGATTTCCTATTACTATTCCTCCTATACCATCCATTACTAATGATACTTTAGTAGGTATAATTGCTTTATTTTTTGTACGGGATGTACTTATTGCTTTAAAGAAATTTATCAAATCTTTTAATGAGTTTTGGTATTTACCTGCTTCATCTACATCATAATCTCCATCATTTAATAAACCGGTTTTATGAGCTTCCGGATCTAGATCTGTAAAGAAAGTAAATATTACTCCTAAAGATTCTAATAATGTTGTAAGATTAGATTGAGGAGTATCTAATTTTGGTGGTGAAGTAGGAGTATCTTTTCTAGGTACAATTCTATCTATTATCCCTCTATTAAAATCTACTAATGTATTATTATCTTGTCCTAATGCTCCTCCTTTTACTTGTGAACCAATAGCTATTGTCGCAGTTTGGTCTGGAAATATTTGTGATTCTATTTTGTATGATCTTACTACTGAGTTTAAGTTTTGAACTTGAATTTCAACTATATTTTCATACTTTGAATTTGGATTATCTTTTCTATCAGCATAATTTATATCAATTATTCTAGCTATACCATCTACAGGATCTATAAATAGTTCTAAATTATTTACATCACCCGTTGCAGAAGAAATTTTCTTTAAAATATTTTTTATAAAATCATATAAGGCAACATCGTTTTTTTCTTTAGGATCTTGAGCTGCTAAATCTTTACTTACAATAAGATTATATAACATATTTAGATTAATATATATATTTCCTATTATACCTAATTCATCCTGCCATTTATTATTTGTAAAATATGGTAATTTAAGATGTTGTAGAATTTTAGTACCTGCTGATCCTTTATCTTTTTGATTTTGTAGTTGTTTTGATTTAGCGGCTAATTGCTTATCAGTAACTAATTTAGGATCTTTTGATGCAGCTTCAATAGCAAAATCAGATCCTACTACCTTTTTTCCTTGTTTATCTCTACTTCCTATAGCTCTTCCTATATCTACTGCTGAGTTTAATCCTTCATCTAATAAATCATAAAAACTATCATATTCTGCTAATGTTATTGTAAATGGTATAATTCCCGCAGCTAAAGTACTTACTACATATTTGCCTGGTTCTGTTCTAGGATTAGCTTTAATTTCTATAAATCTTCTTTGTATTTCTTTTAATTCTTCTGTACTAGAGGGTCCGGTTCCTACTGATTCTTGAACATAATCTATTAATTTTTGTATACTATCGGAGTTTGCATTTGTATCAGCAGCATTTATTCTTTTAGCTAATTCTTTCCACCAAGCTGCATCATAATCATTATTTAGTTGTTTACCGTATTTTATCACTACATCTCCTATATTAGGATCTACAGCTCCCGGAGTCAATAATTTAATATCAATTCCATCTGCCCATAGTTGGTTTTTAATAAGACATACTGTTGGGTCAACTGATATCTGTAATGGGTGAGCTAATGCTAGTAAATACCCTTCTCCTGTGACGTTATCAGGTGTTACCCCAACATTAGTAATATCTGATTCTAATACTGATAGTGATGATATTGGGGTTTTTTTATCAGTGTCTTGTAATAGAACATAATTGTTAAGTACATTAACTAAGGATTCTAAAGTAATATATATTTGTTCATCTGTTTTTCCTATATTTCCTCTATTATCAGCTTCACTTGCACCTCCTTTTATATTAAGAGATAAACGAAAAAGTTCATATTTATTTCCTGTAGTTTTAGAAGTATCTGTTAAACTATATGAGTTACCTGTTTTGTCTGAGAATTGAGCAAACCCTGTAGTTCCTCCAAGTTGTTGTCCTATTTCCCATAATTCATAGAATAATCCTGCTAATATATTCTGGTTATATGCTTCAGATAGGTAAGGCATAAAAGCAGTAGATATAGCAGAGGGGGGGTCTGAGACTACATTTTTAGTTATTAATCCTTTAGTTGAAATTTGAGTTTTATTGTCTAGAGGAGAATAATTTATTTTTAAGGATTCCATGATTTCTCCCATAGATATAATTGAGGTATGACAATCATATCCACCATCCATTCTAGCAGTCCAACCATAGTTTTTAATGGTACCATACATAGCATCGTAGTTGCCTTGGTATCCTTTTGTTGTTTGTTTTTCACCCTTTTCATTCACATAATTACCATCTGCTGACTTAGCATATTGTAATCTAAATAATTCTTCTTTATTATGAGCTGTATCTATAATATCTGTATATTCTACACGAGTATTATACTTATTATTATTATCTAAAAATGGAGTCCATCCCCATTCTAATAGTACACTATATCCAGGGCGCATATAGAGTAATTCTAATTCTTCTAATTGTTTAATGTCCCAACATTGAAAGTTTACTGTTGCTTCTCGTAGTGAGCCATATGCACCTTTAGACTTAACATCTATGTTAGTAATACCAGGCATAGGGCGAATACCTAAGCGATACGCTGTTCCATCTGATGCTTTATTGCTATATGCATTTGAGAAATCACCTAATCCTGCTCGTAATTTATTATCATTTAAGATTCCACCTTGTAAAACGTATTGTTTAGCTAATTTGTTATCATATTTTCCATCATCATTTAATTCTTCTAATGTTGTTTTATCAGTAATACCTCCAGTGAATGTATTTACAGATGATGATAATCTAATCCACGCGTTACGTGAATTCATATATGATAGGTTCTGAGGTGTACGGTCGTTTATTGCTTTTTGACGTATCTCTAACTGATCTTTAATACTTTTATTGAATGTTCCTTTAAATATTGACATAACATTATTTCACCTTATTGAATTTATTAAATAAACTTAATACACTTGATACATTAGATGGTATCCTCATTTGTGTTCCGGGTATTGGGAATAATGAACCTTTAGTTACATTATTGTTTGCTATTGATATAATCCAATATAATTCCGAGTCACGATAATAAGTATAAGCCATATAATCAAGTCTGTCTCCTATTGTTGTAATAACATACACATCACTTTCAGATAAAGGTATTGTAGGGTAAATTTTACTCTTGTAATACGGTTTATTATCCGATGTTTTTAATATTGTAGTATTGTCGTAGCGTGTCATTTATTTATATCTATTTTGGAGTTCTAATGATATATCATCTGCTGATTTAAGTCGAGATTCTTTGTTTTGAGAACGTTCAAATGTAGCTCCTCTTCCAGTAAAATCTGACGTTACTATAGGAAGCGGAGGTGGAACTATTACTGGATCGGGATCTGGTGCTGGTTCTGGTGTTGGTGGCACAGGAGAAGGAGGTACAGGAGAAGGAATTTCTTCTTTGTAAATATATTCTCTTTCAGCTCCTCCAATATTTTTATTTGGCCCAGTAGAATTCCAGTTTTGAGCTATATGAGATGTACCATCTGTTTTTCTTGACAATCTATTTTTATCTCTAGTTTGAGAACCAATAGGAGTAAAGCTTAATTGTACTTCTATAATATGTGGTAAATTTAATTCAAGAGGTTTTCCATCTTGACTTGCTAATGATATTTCCCAAGGTGAATCTTGTGGTATTGTATATGATACTGAATCTAATTTACATAATTGGCCATCAATATAGTTACCTATGGTCATTCTAACAAGTGGTCCTTTCATTAATACCCCCAATGTACCTCCTTGGTCTGAGTAATCAGGCATTAAGTTACTCATTAAATAATTTAATTTTTGATACATTGGCTCCATTTCTTCAGCCGATAATGCTGCTACTTTAAAGCTAACACTCATTTTTCTAGTAAATCCATCATATATATAGAATTGATCTCCTCTACCAGCATATTTAATTGGACTCCATGTTGCATCTACACCATCTGAAAAGGCAGTTAAGTATGCTCTAAATATCATCCACATGGCTTTACCCATAGGATTGTGAGTATCTATAGCTTGTATTCTAAATTTAACTAAATCTCTTATAGTTGCTAGTTTCTTTTGATATGGATATGAAGAATCGGTAACTAGAATTGGAGTATCATCCTCAAGACTTCCCATTTCATCTTCAAATATAGGTGTTAAAGTAGCTTCATCTTTTCTTCCAGCACCAACTCTAGTTTCACGCGTTAGTGTCGTCCATTTACCTTTTAAAGTAATAGTCTGGCCGTAGCTATTCTTGTATTTTGGAGATTTAAGGGATGTTGGATATAAAAGTTGGTTGCCTATATTATCTTCTGTTTTATGAATTATTTTTGTGTATATTCCTAAATTAGGTGAAGAAGAAGATAAATTTTCTACCTTTGTATTAATATTATTATAATCTCTACCATAAACTAATGTAGGAGATGAAACTTGAACATTACTTGTTTTATCACCCTCTCTAGTATAAGCTCCAGGAAATGTTGAAGGACCATTTAGTGATATATCTCTAACATTGGATACTGTAGGTAAATCCGCTGGGCGTTGATGGAATATAAATTTATCCTTTTCCTTAGCTAGATTATCATTTAACGTTGTTGGGATATTATTATCATTATTAGATATAGGTCCTTTTTTAGTTGATGGATCAAAGGAATATGTTGATAAAGAGGAGGAAACTATATTAGATACTCCAAAGAATCTATCTATTTGTTTTATTTCTTGAGGATCTCCTTTATTATCCCTTGTTTTTCCGGAAAATGCCTTACTTTGTTTTAAGGCTAAGTCAACTTTAAACTTATCTTCAGTAAAAGTAGTTCTACTAATAAGAGTATTACCAATACCATAAACCGAACCAGGACCTCCTATATAGTTAGATATAGTAAGTTGAGTAGGTTTTAAAGCAGGAATAGTAATTCCAGTAAATTTACCTATAATATCTGTAATAGTATTAAGTAATTTAATCTTATCTTTACTTATAGTAAGGTTAGTCTTTTTATCTCCAAGTTGAAATTTAGTAGCTAATAATTCTAATCTGTTAGTACCATTTTCATTGTTGTGTGTAACTACGGCTGAGTAGTATTTATTTGGATCAGACGTAGGTAAGAAACCATGTCTTACAATATGACCACCAATACCATTAAGAGGTACTTGTGCTAATGTATTAATACCAAGGTTGTAAATGCGGGTAGGTCCTACTGCATTTTCTATTTTACCTGCTACGTTAGCTACAAAGTTAATAGCATTAGTAATGAATCCTCCACCAGTAGTAGAACGATTTGTTTTTACTTCTTTTGATTCTAAACGTGGATTAGATAATTGTAAGCCAACTTGCTTTACAATGAATAACGGACCTTTTGGAGTATCAGTTAGAAATTTACCAATACGAAGCGTATCAGTAATTGATGAATTTAACATGCCTATAACTCCACCTCTAACTAATCCCTCGTCGAAGTTACCAAATCTCAGCCTATTAATACCTCTATCAACAGTGTTGATGTCAGTTTTAATATATGGTTGCCCACTACTTCCTCCATCAGCACGATCGTGACCGTACTTAATGGATTTAAGATCTGTTTTTAGTTTTAATAACGAACCCATTTATATAGTATTAGTAACGTCCGCCTGCTGGTCCTAAGTCTTTATATGTAAGACCTGTTTTTGATTTGTATGCTTGAGATACTACTCCTCTTGGTTGTAATTTTGGAGCGTTAGGATCTAATTCGTCTAATCTAGATTCAGCTTTAACTGTAGTTACGCCGTTTTTGTTGAAATCTTTTAATCTAACGTTAGGTATACTATCTACAGAGTATGTATTTTGTAAGTTACTAGCAGCTGGGTCTAAATTTGATGAGGCATCTATGTATCCCCAAGCAGCACTATTTGGTTGTGCGTTAAATCCGTTACCTACTAAGCTTAAAGTGCTTTTTGATAATTGGTCAATTATTGGCATGATTATATTGTTTTATTGTTTGATATAAATATTAAAGTATTATGCTACTTTATGTGAACCTTGAGCTAATGTGGTACCTACTTTTTTACCATCCATGTGAACTGATGAATCTTTACCGTATAGGCGATCTATTGATGTTTTAACGGCGTTTATAGCCATTATCATTGGTGTTAGATCTATTGATGGACCTTGCATTGATTCGCCGCCTTTATTTCCACCAAATAAATCAGTACCTGCTACTATTGAATCCTCTTTATTTAATTGAATAGAACCTTTTGGACCAGATACTATTGTTTCTCCACCTGGACCTATCATACCATCATCCATTTGGCTATATATTAATGCTCCTACTCCAGCGGCTAAAGCTAATCCTAATATTGCTTTAAAAGGATTAGCAACTACCCATGCGGCTGCTATACCTATTGATGTTGCTAAATCTTTTCCTTTTGCTATGTTAAGAGCTCCTTGTGTTGTTAATTGTCCAGCAAGTGCTGCTTCTCCCGCTACTAAAAATCCTAATTTAAGAGATTCATACATTGCTCCTAACTTTTGAGCCGCTGTAATTGCTAAGAATACTGCTCCTATACTTGTTACAAGAGGTAATATATTACTTATTATTTCTAACATTTTTCCAAGAGGACCTGCTACTAAATTCCCAATAAAGTCTTGTAATTTTTCTATAGCGGCATTAAATTTATCTTGTATTGCTTGCCTATTTTCAGCTTCAAGTGCTTCTTCTTTAGTAATTTGTGCTAATGATTTACCTTGTTCTGTTGCTATTTTTTGTTTTCTTAATTGATCTGATAATTGATCTGCAGTTAAACCTACAGCATCCGCCAATGCATTTTGCTGTAGTACATTCATTTTTTGGTAGTCAGATAACGTACCTACATTCTTATTTAATTCTTCTGCTAATGTTATTTGGTCACCCGATAATGCGGCTGCTCTTGCTTTTTCAAGATTTAACTGCTTACCAGTTAATAATTCAGCATCTAATTCTTTACTAATAGATGATTCAAAATTTAAAAGAGAAGCACCTTGAGCAGCTGTTTGTTCTAATGAAGTACCTAATGCTTGTGCTTGTACAACTGCTTTAGTTATTAATCCGGGATTATTTTGTAAGTTTGCTGATAACTGACCTGACACTTTAGAAGCGGCGGCCATTGTTGTTTTAAAATCTGCTGACCCTTTAACTGCATTTCTAGTATTAACAAAAGCAGCTACCATCTCGTCATTAACTTTTTCCGATGATTTACCCGTTAATACTGAGAATTTATAAATACCGGCTGCTTCCTCTCCAGATAATCCTAACTGCTTAGTTAACATTATTTGTGTCTTTAAGACATCTGCTGAATATTCTGCTACTCCTCCTGTTGCCTCATTCAATTGGCTCATTGCCTCTCCTGCACTTTTTAGGGTAACATTTATATTATTTGAGTTTTGAGCTATTTCTACTAAATTAGATGTTACTCTATCAGCATTATCGGCTCCATACCCTAAACTTTTACTTGTTTTTACTGATACTTCATTGAAACGTAAAGCTGAATCTAGTATTAATTTAAATAGACCTACTAAAGTAAACATTTCAGCTATCTTCTTTGTGCTGAATTTTTCATTTACATAATCCAACATAGCAATACCATTTCTTATTTTTAATTCCTGTTTTGCTAAAGCTATTTCTTCTTTTTGTTGTTCTATTAAATTTTCATGAGCTTGTTTAGCTAGATCAATTTGCTTAACTAAGGCCTCTTGTGCATCTTTTTTTTGAATTATTAATTTTAAATCTTTTTGGTTTTGATCTATTATATTTTGATTTTCTCTAATTTCTGTTTCTAGTTGTTCAACAAGATTAGAATTACCCTCATCTTCGGCTTTATTTCTTCGTCTTATTGCGGCATCTGTTTTTCCTAATAATGTATTTAATGAGGTTTTTTGTCGAATTTCAGCTTCAGCGGCTTGTGCAGATAAAGCATTTGCTTTAGCTCTATCACTATCTAATTTAGCAGTAACACTTGCTTGAGTAGCTAATGTTTGTGTTTGATCTTTTATTAATTGATTTAAAGATGTTTCTAAACTTTTAATTGAACCTGATCTGTCTAGTCTATTTTGTACACTTTTTTCAAGATTAACTGATGCTCTTTGTAATTCTTTTGCAACATCTAACGACTCCTTTTCTTCTGCTGTTAATCTTCCTAAAGTTTTTTCTAATTTTTCGTATGTACTAGCTAAGTCTTTAACAGCAACACCCTGTTTTTGGATGATATCAAGTCGTTTCTGTTCTTCTTCGGGTGTTAATTGATCGGGCATATTGTATTAGTATATAGTATAAATATAAAGGAAGGTCCTACTTTCGTGGGACCTTCGCGGTATATGTTGGATTAGCAATGTTGGGACGTACTATATCTTTGCTAGATTTATTATTTTTTAGCATATTTTGTTGCTTTTCAGCATCTTCATTCTGTTTAGTGAAATGTTCATTTAACAGATTAAATGTAGTACGACGCAACCATAGTGGCATATTATAAACGGTTTCCCAATCATAACCTCCACCACCATGAAATACAATTTCATGTATTTGTTTGAATAGATGTGGTCTATACTCCGGAGTCAGGCCAAAAAAAGTTAAGCGAAATTGGAATCGCTATACCCTCCCCTGTATAATTTTCATCGTCAGGCATAAACTTAAGGTTAATATCTGGTTGTACTTTGCTATAATATTCGCGTAATGCTCTAGCGTCTGGTGCTAATAGGTAATTATCTACAAAATCGCGTACTGCTTTTGCTTCTCTATCACCATTAATAGATGTAATCATATATTTCATACGAGTTGTTACATCGGATGAACTGTTTGGATTAATTTTTTGTAATCCTTTAATTTCAGCTTCAATTTTCTTTTCATCACCATGTGTTAATAACTTAAACGTAATAGTATTACTTGATTTAGGTAAACTAAAAGTAAAATCATTTACACCAGCTGTAAATAAAGATTCGTCTATTGGTTTTTCATCTAATGTTGATAAATCAACACTTATTTCTGTTTCTTGTCCGCGTTCGTTGGTATATTTAAACGAATAATCAGCACCATATCCAAGTATGCGAGCTGCGATAAGTATAGCATTTTTATCGCCGATTAATAATTCATCGTAGTTGATTTTTGTAACGATTAGTGCTTGCAATAGTTTATCTATTACTGTACCTTGACGAATGAAATTACTGTTGGTAAGGATATCTTCTTCCTTAGCCGTCATATATTTCATAGAAATTTCACCTTTGGAAAGTGGTGATTCTTTAGGATACAATAAACCTTTTGATGGTAATGTAACTATTTCTGTTGGTAAATTCAATTCAGCCATAAACTTATTTTATTTTTGTTCGTATATAAATATATGCAGAAAGAAAGCGCTTACCAAATAGGTAAACGCTTTTCTTAAAATTGTATAAGATTCTAGAAATTCAATACGCAATAATCCATAGCAACTGTTACACTAAGTGAAATAGCTGCATCACCAGAAGCCCAATCATAATCACCAAATGTAGCTGTTTTAACATAAGCTCCTTTGATAATCCACTCTCCAACGATATCGCCTACTGGTCCTAAAACGTTTAATGTAAGATCTTTCTTGTAGAAATCAGAATAACCATCACGACCTGTTACTGATTCATGTGCCAAACGAGCCCATTCCATTACAGATTGTGCACCACTTGGAGTGATTGGATCATATAATTCCATTGTTATGTCGTTCCATTTAACTTTACCCTTAATTTTACGGTAAACGTTGATGTGATCTAATGTGATCTCACCGGCATCAAATCCAGGAGCATTAGCTTTCTTAATTAAGTATGCGGGAATACCGTCTATATACATGATAAAGCGATTTGCAACCTTAGGTTCAAACGCTGTAAACATGATTTCATTTGGATTTAATACTGCCATTTTATGTTGTGTTTTTTATCTATTAATAAATATTAAAGAACTACATCCCCTATGCAGGGAATGTAGCGCCAGTTGGTAATATGTTGAAATTCAAGATAATAAACTCAGCAGTTTTTGTTGGTTGAATATAGATTTGACCTACCAATTGGTTACGATCTACTACATCAGCTGTGTTATTTGTATCATCCATTACTACTTTGTAAGCATACAAACCTTGACGTTGTACTACTGATTCTAAGTATGGATTAACTCTAGCTAAGAAACTATTTCTTGTTACAGTTGTATTTTGTTCAAATACCAAGTTACGTGAAACACCACCAATGTATTCTTTCAACGCAATCAATAAACGACGAACGTTTACGCGATCTAATGCTGTTGGTTTACGTTGTAATGTTTTCTGACCCCAAACACAAACTCCAGTTCCTGGGAATGTAGCTAATGGGTTAACGTTTCCTGTGTATAATGTATCTCTGTCTGTTTGTTGTAATCTACGTTCTGCACGTATTACTGATGGAACACCACCTCTGTTTAAACCTGCTGGGGCAAACCATTCAGCACCTACTTGGTCGTTGAATGCTAATACACCACCAATTACTGTTGATGGAGGACACCATATTACTCTACCTAAGTTATTAGAAAATAATTGAATCCAAGGGTAGTAAGTTGCGGCGTAGTTGCTTGATAAACCTGATGCGTTTGTAGTTGCGCCTGCAATTGAAGTACTGTATTTACCAGCATCTGTAATTGCAATTGCATCTCCTCTACCTTCACATACTGAAATCATATTATCGGCCGCTGCTGTATCTAAACCAACACCTGGTGCCATTAATACATTAAATTGATATTCATCTTTATTTGTTAATAAATTAAATGCTAAATTATAGTCATCTGGATGGAAACCTTGAATGTTTGTAATTGTAATATCTTCATTCATTAGTTTAGTTGCTGATGTGTCAGCTACTCCTCCACTAAATGAACCACTTGCTACTAACGGTAAAGTAAGAGCATATGAAGCTGATTTGAAATTACCATTATTATCAATTGAATCTGCATTTGGTGTAGTAACTGATTTTACACGAACGTATTGTGATGCGTTTGAGAAACTTCCTGAAAAATTTACAAATTGATTAGTAACATCATATACTGGTTTTAAATCACCAATAACGCGAGAGATATAGTTAGGTAACATTGGATCTAAACTTACGTTTGCCCATGTTTCTAAGATATTTTTTTGTGCTTGATTATCATCACCACGACGTACTACGATTGTAAATGTACCACCATTGCTGCCAGTATTTACGTTAGTTACTTCCCAACGTACATTATATGCTGATCCACTAGCTAAAGCGCCACTAACTTCCGCACTTACACTATTCATTTGGTTACCCCAAGCTAATGTTTCAAGTTCAAATGAAGTATTTACACTAGCTGATACAGGAGAAGACGCATAAGTACCAATATTAGCTGAACCGCTAACGATTCTAGTAACTAACAATGTTTGACCACCATTAGCAAAGTATTCTCTTGCTGCTTGTGATGTGAAATATTCGTAATAGTAACTACCACTTTTAAATACATCACCAAATAGTGATAAGTATTGACTGTATGTAGTAACGTAAGTTGGTACGAATGGACGACCACTTACAGTTGGACCTACTATAGCAGCTCCAAGTACTTGTGGTGCTTGTGTGTATAGACTTTGGTCTGATTCGATCTGGAATACTCCAGGAGAAAGAATGATCTCTGACATTGTGTATAATTGTTTAAATTTTTATTATTAGGATTACCTAGCAATAAATATCCATAAAACCATACAAAACGCAGAGATCCTTTAATTAAAATGCTGTAATTTCACCACTCTCGGGATTAATGTTCCCTACGCCATATTTTTCTTGTAGTGCTGTTACTACTTCTCTTTCTCTATCACCTAATTTAGTAATATCGCTAACGATATTGTCTTTTTCGGTTTCGATACGTGTCTTTTGAGCTAGTAACGCTTGTAGTTGTGCTTCAATGCTACCCAATTCAAATACAAATTTATTGTATTGTTGTTGTAGATCTTTAATGCTTTGTAGTTCTTCAGCTGTTAGCTGTTTTATTGATTCTGACATAGTCTTTATTTTATTTTATTTCTTCCATCTTTTATCGGGACATGCATCGGGACCAGCAGGGGTAAACAATTTCTTGCTAAGTGGACATCCACATAATCCGCAAGTCCATATGTCTTTATTGTCTTTAACATACCAACTATTGTTTCTATGGGGACATTCCCCACATATAGCAGCACGCTCTTCAGCTAGTGCTTTTTGTTCGGGTGTTGGATTTGCAGCCGCAATCCATGCTTTAGCTATTTCTACTATTTTTAACATTTATGCTTCGTCGTCCAATAATGAAAGTAATACTTTTGGATAATCTTTAGATTTAATATCTTTAAAGTCTTCAATTGTGAATTCTTTAACTTTAATATCTACTGATTGTTCTAATAATTTAATAAATTCATCATTAAATGTAATATATGCTGGATTCATATCGGCTGATATAAGTTTGCCATCTGCATCCTTCACTTCATTAGTGTATAAGGGAATACTGAAGTTTTCGCCGTCTTGTACTCCGTGCTTTTTAATAAGATCTTCACGTAGTTTATCTACGAGAGTCTTTTGCTCGGTTGTTTGTTTTACTACTTTTTCTAGGTGATACTTAATAATAAGTGGTAATTCTTGAAATAATAATCCCTCTACCAATTGTTCACCTGTTTGTTGATTTTTAACGCCATTTAATTCTGCGTCTAGGTCTAATACTTTACCTAATGATAATGTAACTGTTTTCATCTTTATTATTTTGATTTTTTATTTGCTTTCATTTTAGGAACTGCTTGTTTTACTTGAGTTGTTGTCTTTTTTGCTTTAGCAATTACTTCGTTTTTAGGAGCAGCGGCTGCAGCTTGATCAATCATTTTCTCAACATCTTGCAATACTGGAGATACGGTTTCTGATACCTGTTCTACTTTTGCTTCAACTGAAGATACAATCGCTTTAATTTTCTTATAATTAGCGATAATGGCGCCGATAATTATCACGGCTACTAAGATAATAAGTAACATATTTTATATTGTTTTGTTTGATATAAATATATACAAGATCTAGGAGCCAACCAAATTTTTCTTACCCTTCTAAAGTAGTAGTTGTAGTTGTCGTACTAGTTGTAGTTGTATTTAACCATGGTGAGGTTAATGTTATTGATGGTGGTTGGATTTGGTTTGCAATCTGTGCAGCTAGATTTTCTTTCATTCTACCTACACTACCACTACCCATAGATTCAGTAACCCATCCCGTTACTTGCTCTAACGTTAAATCATTAAATGATGTAAATGCGGATCCTGAAGAGTAGATTAACGATTGTGCACCTATTAATAATGCAGAATATGAACCAGTAGTAGCATGAAACTGCCAATGTGCTAAGAATACTACGTCTGTTTCACTTGAAGCTGTTGGGTATGCTTCTAGTGGGTTAATTGTCCAATTGTAATTGATTTCCATTTGTTATTTATTTTATTAATTGTTTTAAATTTTCAATTTGTGTGTTTGCTGCCTCTAATTTTGCGTTAAGTTCTTTCATACCTTCAATCAATATACCAACTACATTCCCATAAGCCACACTATATTCATCAACATCAGCAGCATGAATTACAACTTCAGGTAATATTTCATTTATTTCTTGAGCAATAACACCTGTTTGTCTACCTTTTTCTTCTTCACCAATCTTAGTAAAGAATACTCCTCTCATTTGTATTATTTTTTCAAGAGCATTATCTATAGTTGCTATATTTGTTTTTTTACGAATATCGGATGCTTGAGTAAGAGTACCTGTCGTGTATATTGATCCTGTTACATATAATCCATATGCTGAAGATGTTGCAGAGTCATTAATTCCGAAACAAACATTACCTATACTATAATAAAAATACCATCTTCCTGCACTTTCTTTATATACACCACCATTACCACTAGAATCATACATCACTCCATTAACATTACTATAGCCACACGAAAATCCAGCCCATCCATTTTTACTACCTGCATATCTCCATTGACAATATGATGTTCCATTATTTGCGTACATTAAAGCACCATAAGCACTTCCTGCTAATACAGAAAGATTTACATAATCAAATGTAGGACTACTAGTAGTTGCTAGATTTTGGTTAATACTGTATGCTGTGATGTTACTAGCTGTACCTGTTACACTTATTCCCCAAGTTCCACTTGCACCAGAACCTGTAAGAGAAGGAGAATATGACGTATAGTTACCACTATGTAAGAAATGCCACCAAGTATACCAAGTTCCTGCATAGCCACTTCTCCATTGAATGTCAGTACCACCAGCATAGTCAGCTTGTATTTGCCACATAGTATCTGAGGCAGCAAGATGTAATAATGGTGCATAACTTTTGGTACCGCCTGAGCCACCTTCAGTTCTATACACTCCACTTGTTCCTACATTTAATGTAATTCCACCTGCTTGACCACCATTATAATTTATATTATATGTGCTATTTGAATAGCCACTAATATTCGTTTGGTCTCCTGTGTTTGTTCCTGATGAAGCGCCACTATGTGTACCACTGAAGTTAGATGCTCCAATAGTACCTGTAAAACTTCCATTTCCACTTGAATTAACAGTAAATACTGGTGACGCAGTATTGCCAAAATGAAAACCAATATAATCTGTACCTCCTTGATAATAACCTAATCCATAAGGTGTTGCGTTACCAAATGCCCAAATTCTATTATACCCTGAAGCATATGTTGCACTTAAGAAACCACCACTTGCTCCTCCTACTGCTGTTATAGTTCCACCTGCTGAAATAGCTCCACTTGTCCATATTCCTGAACCAATTGCTGTAGTAGTAACACCATTTTGCATATGTAATAGCTGATGGTTTAATCCTGCTTTTGATTGAGGATTATTTCCAGCACCTCCATAGTCTGGATTATAAGACCAGGCCAAACCATATAGAGGACCTATAGTACTTGATGCCCCACCATTTGTTAAAATATAATCAATACCCATAGCAAATATAGCTTGGGTTTGTGCAGCATCATAAACACCTATTAATCCTTTTCTTCCATTACTAAAAGTAATATTTTGTGATGTGCTACTACCTCTATTTGTCACAGATCCTAATGTATCTGTTTCTGTATAGCTAGTAATATACCCAGCACCATTCGTTAACTGGTTATTATTTGTAATACCATTTGTAATTGTTACTGCGCCTGTTGCACCACTTATTGAAATATTAGTTCCTGCTACTATTGAAGTTACACCACTATTTGTGATAGTAACAGCACCTGTTGCTCCTGATACTGAAATACCAGTGCCAGCAACATTTGAAGTTACACCTGTATTAGCAATAGTTACAGCTCCAGAACCATTATATGAAGTTCCACTTAATCCAGTACTTATAGTTAATGTAGCTAAATTGCTACCTAAAGCAATTCCTGAGATTGTACTGTTAGATAAAGCGGCATTTGGAATAGATGTTAAATTAGCTCCGCTACCTGCAAATGAAGTTGCAGTTACAGAACCTGTAACGCTCATACTGCCTGTAAACACGTGCGTGTTAGCAACTAACGATCCAAAACGTGTAGATCCAGTTATAAAGCTAACAGATGATGTTACTGTCTGTACTACCAGCGTTTGTGCTGTTAATGTACCTGTAGATGTAATACTACCTAATGTATTGAGGGATCCGGTTACAGTTAAACTACCCGATATAACTGCACTTCCTGTATAGGGGAAGGGAGATATATATCCTGTAAGATATGATGCTGTTGCTGCGAATGATGCAGTTCCTAGTAATGAGCCAGTTATACCACCGGTTACGTTAAGCGATCCTGTTATTGTAGAGTTGTTCTGGGCGATAAGCCCGTTTCTAGCTAAGAATTCATTTGGCATTTATATTGTACTCTGTTTCACTGTCCACAGAGTGAGGGTTTCATATAAATATTAAGAAAGTGGAGGCAACGGTATTGTCCATTCTTCCGTCGCTAATATAACCAATATTTCCTCGTATGTATATGGTCCTTCCTTCGTAGTAAGGTCTGCTACGCATTTTGGAATAACGCCATCCCATTTAACGAATGTTTTAGTTCCGTCTACTGATTTGCGTACTGTATCGATTGATGTTTCGTGTACCTTAGTGAAATCGATTTGATCTAATTCTGATACATTAAATATCATAAATTCTCTATGTTCGTAGTCTTGTAGTTCCATAATGTTATAAGCCGAAGCGTGTTTTAGTTAAGTTATAGTTTGATGTTATTTCTGCTTCTGAAAGTGCTCTATTATACATGAATATACTTCCAGCATTCAGTGTACTTGCAAAAGATGAATCATTTTTAGCACCATATGCTATGGCTTGAGATGTGTTACTTATTGACCAATCAGTAATAGTGACATCCCATAATTTAATTGAATTATCCCAATATAAGGTAAAACTAGTACCACTTTTTACTAATGTAGTAAGAGCCCATCTACCTACTAATGGTGTTGTTCCTGGTGTATAGAAATTATTGTATTGGGTTCCTACTAAAGGAGATTGATATAATCCGGATTGTGTATCAATTCGGAAGAATTGATTTATTGTATCTGCAAATCGATATCCTGTTAGTAAATTCTTTACTCCAGCTTCAGACCAGAATAACCCGTCTAGATTATAATCACCACCTGTTCTAAAATAATGCCAGGTTTGCCATGTAAAGTTACTGCTGTATATTGTTGTATTACCAGGAATTGATACCCAATCATTTGTACCATCTAATACTATTACTCCACCATTGCTACCACTATATGTAGGGCCATTTGTTAAAGTAGCATTAAATCCATTTCCGCTTATGTCATACCAAGTTGTACCGCTACCTGGGTACGATGATGGAATACTAGCATCTAAATTTAGTACTAATCCCTCTGCTATTATTGGAGATGCTGCCGTTGTCGTACTAGTTGTAGTCGACGTAGTTGTTGTTGTAGGTGCCGCTGTCGTTGTACTAGTTGTAGTCGACGTAGTTGTCGTTGTTGGTACATCTATAGACATCGGTCCGAATCTAGTATATCCGTAAATTTTGATTGCCATATTATGCTTCTATTGCGATCTGTTGAACACGATATTTTCTACCTGTTTCGTCCGCTGCCTGCAGTTCTTCTGCTTTCGCTTGCGCTTCGGCTTCGTTATCGTATTGGTAGATTGGATCTTCTGGTGTTAAGCGAGCAACCCAGATACTGTCATTTAAAGGAATAAATTGCATTTGTACTTGATACATATTATTTGTTTTTTAGTTCGTTTATTTGTTTATCCTATTTTTACTGCGATCCAAGCTCTGCCATCTCCCATTATCTTCCAAACTTTACCAACTGATATTTGGTATTGTTCAAATGTAGGGTTGGTTACTGCTTGTCCGCCTATTTTTCCGTTTTCTAATTGTATTGGGATGATGTAGTCTCCTACAGTTGCTCCTGTTACATTACAAGGTACCTGACCTGAGAATGATATACGATCTACTTTTGCTCTTGCAGTTTCTAGTTTAGCTTCAAATGCTGCTTGTATTGGTGCAAATTCTTCATCTGTTTGGTCTGTAGTTTGTTGAGGTTTTTTACCAATTGTATCTTCATTACCCCATATATCACCTCCAACATACGATGGATCTGTTGATTTAACAACAAATGATTTAGCATCATTAAATATGTTTGTTAATTTACCGTTGGTATTTACTCCAACAATATCTCCTTTATTAATAACGTCATCTACTATTTTAGTCATATATTCAGCGTAATCCGCACCTGATGCATTAATAGTTCCACTAGCATTTATTGAACGACTTGTAGATGAATTTCTTGTAACCCCCATAGAAGTTGCAGCACCATTTGGACTTGTTCCATCTGATGAATAGAAAAAAGCAGTATCATTAGCTGCTGTACTATATCCACTAATAACTAATATAGTTGATCCTTGAGCAACTTTTAAATTTATTCTATGGGATGTTACGTTAAATCCATCACCAAGGTAAGTATATCCTGCTTTAGATATATTAAATACATTTGTCATTGAGTATGCAGTACCTGCTGTTACAGAACCATTATATGCATCCCAAGTTAAATTTCCACCCGCAAAAGTAAATCTACCAATTCCATTTGCAGATGTATAAGAAGCGACATTTGTATTTGATGAGCCATAAGTATGATTAGAATCAATATAAGCATCTTCTGCATTTCTCCACATAATGGCTATACCACCATAAAATGCTTGTCTATATGTTGCGTTATTAGTGCTTAGAACAGCATATCCACCATAATCAAAATTGCCATCAGAACTAATTTTCATTCTTTCTGAGCCACCTGTATAGAATAAAAAAGTATTTACTGCTAAAGCATAAAAATTCCCACTCGTTGTTCCTATTTCTCCTTGTAAAGTTGTATCATAATACCAAGTTGCTCTTGCTGCGTTTGAGGCATTACTTGATTGTATTGATAACTGACCTCTATTAGTTGCATTTACTCCTTGAACATGTAAAGATGCACTTGGACTTGTAGTACCTATACCTACATTTCCAGCACCTGTAATACGCATTCTTTCTATACTACTTGTCGTTTGAAATATTAAAGCACCGAATGAATTTAAAAGTAAATTTGTTGAAGCATTGCTATATTCCAATCCACCACAATTTGTTGTATTATTAAAGAAATACATTGCACTATAACCTGCTGCATTAGGATTATTAATTACCATTGCTGGATATTGGCCTCCACCTGCCGATGCAGTATTTTTTTCTATTTTAAATAACCAATCAGGACTTGTAGTACCTATACCTACATTACCATTATCATATCTTATTGTAAATTTTTCAGATTCGCTTCCTTGATATGAAATTAAATGATAATGCCCATCTAATCCTGCTCTCATCATCCATCCACCTGCATCATTATTATTTTGTACTAAATATAATTGTGGTATGTCAGAAGCAGGTTTAATGCTTAATGGTCTTAATATTGCTGCACTACTAGTAGTTCCTATACCTACATTACCATTACTACCACTAATAGTTATCCTTGCAGCTCCATTAGTAAATAATATTAAATCTTTAGCAACTGCACTTCCAAACATTGAAGCATAAGCAGTTGAGTTAGTAACAGTAGTTCCTGCTACACTTGATTCTTGTATTAATTGTGTTCTACCACTTGTAGTTATGATATCAATGTATTGATAACCTGTTGTTGCAGTAGTTGCACTTAATAAAGCACCATTATTTCCAACTGTTGAATTAATTTGTCCAGAGAATGTACCCGTACCTGCCACAGCCAATGACCCAGTTATTCCAACCGACCCAGTCATTACTTGTGTATTCGATAATGAATTTCCAAACACATTCGATCCACTACTATATAGCACGGATGATGTAATAGTTTGTACTACTAACGTTTGTGCCGTTAATGTACCAGTAGATGTTACACTACCTAATACATTAAGTGAACCTGTAATAGTAGTAGAACCACTTACTTTCATTGTGCCTAACACTTCTAAACGAAATCCATTATCTACTAAAGTAGTATTAAGAGCAGCAGCTCCTATTTGAGTATTGCCATTATTTTTAATGGACATTTTTGTAGTGCCTGTGCCGAAATCTCCTCCAGTGTAAAAATCATGAGTTCCTGAACCTCCAGCCACCCAACTAATATTACCTACATAATCCGTTCTCCATTTGGCTACTACAGAGCCATTTACTAAAGATGAAATTACGTTTTGACCAGTTGTTGAAGGATTATTAATTATTAAATGAGAACCGGTTCCACCGGTATTAGTGTAATTAGTATTAGCAAGATTAATTGTAGTAGCTCCATTCACACCTAATGATCCTGTTGTATTGAGGGATCCGGTTACAGTTAAACTACCCGATATAACTGCACTTCCTGTATAGGGGAAGGGAGATATATATCCTGTAAGATAAGATGCGGTTGTTGCGAATGATGCTGTACCTTGAAGTGATCCAGTTATACCAGCAGTTACACTAAGTGAGCCTGTAATAGCAGTATTGCCATTTAGTTTTGTTGAGCCGGACACTTCAAATTTATTTGTGCCGCTAGGAGCGACACCAATTCCTATGTTGTTGGATGAATCTTGGGAGATGCCATCGGTTAAAAGTCCTGTTGAGAATGTTTTGCCCATATATTATTTGTTTTCTAATTGTGTTATGCGTGATTCTAATGCTTCGTTTTTAGCTGATAGTTCTTGTATTGCTTTTAACATTGGTGTAATTAGTCTTGAATATTCAATACCAACCATTTCTTTTGAACCGTCCTCTTTATCATTATAATTAATTAAAAAGTCGGCTATTGGTGCAGTATCTTCAGCAATTAAACCATAGTTTAAATCTTTATAAATATTTTCAGTAAAATTACCTGTGGAATCTTTTTTTCGATAATTAAAAGTAACAGGGTTTAATTTATATAACCAATCTACATTTGATACATTTTCGATATTCTTTTTAGATTCTCTTATTGATGAAATGCCACCCAAACCTCCTGCACCATCAATATATACAGTTCTAGGTGAAGATGAAATAGTATTACCATATACAACACTATTTAAAATTACATATCCACCACTTGTAATACGCATTCTTTCTGCAAAACTTCCTAATCCAACATCACTTACACTGCCAAATCTTAAATCTTTTTGAAATAAAATAGCAGGGTTATCTGCGGATGATGCTCCTGAATATAATGAAACTGAAGAACCTGCATCAAGAGATAAAGATTGTATTAACGCAGTAGTACCACCTGATATTCCTCTTACAATTAAATTAGTTGCTGAAGCTAAACTACTTGGACTTGTAGTTCCTATTCCTACATTGCCTGAACCATCTATTGACATTCTATAAGCAGATGCAGTTAATGAATAAAACCTTAATGCAGCTTGACCTGCTACTGCTCCACCATCACTTTGAATAATCCAATTTGAGGCAGTACTACCTGTATTTTTTAATTCTAATCCACTTGCAGTTCCTGAACTTATAACTGATAATGCAGTAGTTGCTGAAGTATTAAATGTAGCTGCTCCTGTAGAGGCTATAGTTAAAAAATCTATACTATTTGTACCATCGCTTCTTTGAGAATTAAATAAAAATGCACCATTTGTAGCATTATTAATACCATAAGAAAAAATCCTTGAAGTATTACCTGAAAAGTCAATAAGGTATCTACTTCCACCAAGTCCTCCTGGGTTAACCCCTGTTCCTGTTAAATACCCTCCTATACTCACACTACTATTAAATATTGCAGCATTGCCAAATTTCCAACTTGGACCATCTGCTATGAAGTTTGTTCCATCATAATAGAATCCACCTAAACTTACATTAGCAGCACTTTTAAATCTTAATAAATAGTTACTATTAGCAGATTGTATAGTTAATGAATTTGCATCTACAGCGGTAGCAGAACCAACTGTAAATGCAGAAGGTATAATAGCAACGCTACCAGTTATCCCAACACTACCAGTAAACGTCTGTGTATTGCTTAATGAATTTCCAAATATGTTAGATCCACTACTATACAGCACGGACGAAGTAATCGTTTGTACTACTAGCGTTTGCGCTGTTAATGTACCTGCTACTGTAAATGCATTTGCAAACGATGATGTTACGGCGGTTGTTGCAAACGATGCACTAACCGCATTCAATACGTAGGATGCAGTAACAGCATTAGTTGCTACAGATGCTGATACAGCATATGATGCTGTAGTAGCGAATGATGCACTAACCGCATTCAATACGTAGGATGCGGTTGTTGCTACACCCTGAAACGATCCTGTCATTCCGCCGGTTACATTTAAACTGCCTGTTACAGTTAAACTGCCCGATACCGACACAATACTGCCACTATGTG